CTACGTTCATGGCTGAACCTGCCAAAGCAATGCGGCAGCAAGTGGATAAGCTGTCAAATGATATTGTCAACTCGGATTATTTGACGAATCAAGGAAATGAGAAAGTCATAGAAGCCATAAAAGAAAACATTGGCTCGTATCTTCGCCGTCGTTACAAAATATTTGAAGACAAGACTTACATTGGTTCTGACGAGTTTGTAGCAGAACGTGGCAAGACTGTTCAGTTTTTTAAAAACAATCCCGAACTAGCAAAAAAAATAGGCGAAGAGATGCTAGAAAAGGGCCACCGTATAGAAGACGGAGACATCAGTGAATTAGCTACGGGGCTACGTCTCACTGACGAGTACGCACAAAGACTTACTGATGACTATGTCTCTCAATATGCTGGCTCTAACAGGAAACTTCCTGGTGCTGGCAAACAAAAATCTAGTACTCCAACCCGTATTGCTAAAAATAAAATTAAGACAGGGCTGTTTGCTACAAGACAAGCGGTGCCAGAACAGCTTCGCCGTTTGCTTGGTGAGGTCAAAGATCCGCAGGAAGCGTTTATTAGCACCGTCGCTGACATGGCTGAGTTCCGCGCTATTGATGATTTTTATGGATATGTTAACAACAATCTTGTCGACGGGGCGGAAGGTCTTGTATTAAGCTCAGATGCTTATGCAAAACTTCCAATGGCACAAAAAGCCAGGTACGCAGAAGAAGCTTTAGGTGAGGGCTTTGGTTCCCTACAGGGAAAATATGTAACTAGAAGATTATATAACGACCTTACAAGCATGGTAATTGGAAATGCAGGAACTATGGGCAACATTGCTCGTTCAACCTACTCTGCCTTTCTAAGAGCAAAAGGTATTTCTCAGGCCAGTAAAACTATTTACTCTCCAATCACACAAGTTCGTAACGTAACCTCCGCTGGGCTTTTTGCTACAATGCAGGGTAATGTTGGGGCTGGTGCTAATCTGTGGGACAGTGTTGGTTTAGTGTGGAACAACATCAGCAAACGTGCGGACAAAGCCGAGTACTTTCAAAACCTACAGAGACTTGGGGTTGTTGGGACACAATCACAAATTAGAGAGATGGACCGTCTTATTTCGGAGGGTCTGGGTGGCACAAGAGCCACAGACATAGACAACTTAGGCATCCCCACATCAGGAAGTTTTGCAGACACGTTCCGTCGGGGTAAGGCGGGGAGCTTTTTATCTGGTGTAAACAAAAAGGCCAGAGATTTTTATCAAGGCGGTGATGATGTATGGAAGGTGTACAACTTCGAGTTCGAAAAGAATAAAATACTAAAAGCCCTTGGCTCTGAGTCAGAGGTTCGTGCCGCCTTTGGCAAAAGCTCTGATGAGTATGCCGCTGACATCGTGAAGAATACTGTGCCTAACTATGAACGTGTGCCTGAGATTGTCAAAAGTCTCCGCAAGCTTCCTGTCGGTAACTTCATCGCCTTCCCCGCAGAGATTATTCGTACCAGCGCAAACACACTAAAACAGTCTCTTGATGAACTGGCAAGTTCCAACGCCAAGGTTCGTGAGATAGGTATGCGTCGTTTGATGGGTTCAACCATGACTATGTTCGTTGCACCAGCAACCATACAAAAGATGGCGATGGATTTGACAGGTGTGTCTGAAGAGCAGATGGAAGCTGTTCGCGAGACCGCAGCACCTTGGCAGCAAAACAGTAGATTGATACCAACAAGTGTAAACAAAGATGGTCGGGTCACTGGCTACATTGATTACAGTTATACTAACCCATACGATTATCTTCAGCGTCCTTTTCTTGCTGTATTGAATGCAGTTAACCGTGGCGAAGAAATGGGTAGCGACACAAGCAAGATTGCAACAGACGCTATTTTAGGTTCTGTTGGTGAGATATTCGCTCCTTTTGGTAGTGAATCAATTATTACAGAACGGATTGTTGACACCACTATTCGCGGCGGTAGAACACAGACTGGTGCGAAAGTTTACCGCGAAGAGGATACCGTTGGCGATAAAGCTATGAAGAGCTTCTTTCATGTTGCTGATTCATTCGTGCCTGGAGCCGTGCCTGTTACGCTAAAAGGCATGAGAAAAGAAACACAAGACCCCGGTATTGAACCTGGACGGTTTGCCCGGTCACTGATGTCTGATACCACAGACCCGAATGGCAACGAGCGGCGAGTGGCGCAAGAACTTTTCAGAGCATTTACTGGCGTTACCGAGAATGAAGTCAAGCCTGAAAACATTATGATGTACCGTGGCTATGAGTACGGACGTGCGCTGCAAAGCACGTCTCAGATATTTAACACTGCTGTAAGTACCCGCAGTCAGCTTGACCCACAGAATGCTATTGATACTTATAGAGAAGCTAACGAAGCTCGGTTCAGAGTTATGAATGAAATGTACCGTGTAGTACAGAACATGCGTAAGCTAGGCATACCTGACTCAGAGATTCGTAGAACATTAAAGAAAAACAAGGTCGCAGAAGTGACAGCCCTGATGCAAGGACGTTTTGTACCTTTTAAGCCATCAAAAGAAATTAGAAAGCGCGTTCGTGAAAACGACAACAAACTACCAATGTCTGATATCTTTAGAATTAGAAACGAGCTTCGTAGTCTAAAGCTTGGGGCACAGCCTGAACCCGAACCACAGGTCGAAGAAACTCGGACCCCGGACCTTGCACCTAGTCAGGCACAACAACCAGTTGCAGCCGCCGCACCTCCTCCTCCAGCGGTGGCGCAGGCGGGGGCCGCTCCTGCCCAAATGGCGGCCCCCGCACCTACTTCACAGCAACAGGATAGTAGTGGTATAATGTCTTTCTTAGGTGGCAACCCGATTGACGCGCTGAAGAACTTACAAATATTCCAGAGGACACAGTAATGAAATCCACAACTATAGATCAGCTACGACAGGAGCTTGCTTCTGACGAGGGCTGCAAGTACGAGATATATTTAGACCACCTAAATTTACCCACGTTTGGAATTGGTCACTTAATAAAAAAATCTGACCCTGAGTATGGCAAGCCTGTTGGCACAGTCATTGAACAAGAACGTGTAGACGGGGTTTTTAAGTTGGACATTGCCGTCACGCTTGAAGATTGTCACCGTCTATACCCAGATTGGAACGACCTGCCAGAAGAGTGTCAGCTTATTATTGCAAACATGATGTTCAACCTTGGCTACCCTCGCTTGTCAAAGTTTAAAGGCATGAAAGCAGGGGTTGATGCGCGAGAGTTCAACTCCGCAGCGGACGAGATGGTAGATTCCAGGTGGTATACGCAGGTCCCAAACCGCGCAAGGCGTTTAGTAGCCCGTATGCGCGCCCTTGCAAGTGACTGATTTTACTAAATAAAAACATAGATTCTCAGGGCCTTCAGCAGCGACAGCCGTGTCTAACTACCTTCAGGTCCCTCAGAATTGCAGTCTAGGGGCTGATACCACAGAAAAAACGCATTACAGTTGGGGCAAGACAGGTTTGATTCAATATATTCCTCGCCATGCATGTCTTCATGGTCGTGATCACCTCCCCATATTAGGTCATGCCCACATGACCAGCACTTAGGTTGCTGAAACATTTCGCTCACACTTTACACCTTTAATGGTTACGGGAGTTTCATGCTGGTACCAAATACGAATCGTATCCTTAACCATTTCCTGTATTCTTTCTTCGCACTTTTCTTCTGTGCGATATGGGCCTCTGTCATCTGTTAGCTTCATACATGCATCGGCTATCAATGCATGACAAGCAATTACTATTGCAGTAAACATATCATCCTCACTCTACTTCCCCCCAGTTGTCTACGATTGCAGCATCAACCTCAAAGGGAATATTTAAATTAGGAACACAGGTTGTCATTATCTCTGTGATCCGATTCGCTTGTTCCTGACTCTCGATATTGAAGCAAAGTTCGTCATGCACCGTAAGCACAGGAAGTAATCCCTCTGCATAGCAATCGACCATCGCCTTTTTTGTCTGGTCGGCGCTGGAACCTTGAATCAATCTGTTCAGTGCCTTGTATGTAAAGGCACGTTTAATGGCAGCTTTGCCACCATATTCCTTCGCTGCCTTTTCTAAAGGCAGTGCTTTATTATAACCGTATGACTTAGGTTCCCACATGTCAAATCTACACTTGCGGCCCAGCCATGTTCTTATGTGTCCGTTGTTATCAGCCTGCTTCATGGCAAGGTCAGCCATACCTTTTACGAACGGCACCTTCTGGTGGTACTGACCAAGCAGTTCTTTGGCTTCGTCTTCAGTAATATCCATCACACCCGCCAGCTTGCCACGTCCCATGCCGTACATGATGCCAAGGTTTACAGTCTTTGCCTGCTTACGGCTGATGCCAGCGATGTCAGCCACCATCTGATGAAAGTCAGCATCGCCGTCTTGGTACATCTGCACCACGTCATCAATCTGTGGGTGACGATTCGCACCTTTTAGTGTAGAACAATAATGGGCAAGCCAGCGTGGTTCCTGTGAGGCGTAGTCAAATGACCCCCACTTGCAACCATCTTCAGGGATAAACAGACCACGAATCATTGCTTTAATTTCTGGGTCTCTTGCCGGAATTTGTTGGAGGTTTGGGTTGGACGAAGAAAACCGCCCGGTTACAGTACCACCATCATCAGACCTAAGAGGGTTAAAGTCACAATGTATTCTACCATTATGCGAGTGCGCAAGAATTGTCTCAATAAATGTTGTGTTGGCTTTGTTAAACTCGCGCAAGCGTACAATCTTCTGCGCCAGTGGGTGCTCATGGTTTGCAAGAAATTGTTTTGTAAAGGACGGAGCATCCGTATTTTTTGTCCTCTCATAGGTCAACCCGACAGCGTCGAACGCCTTTGCTATAGATGTGGCGACCCAAGGCTCAACATGGACTTGGGTAAGATCCTTTATTTCAAGTAGCAGTGCGTCTTCTCTCTGCTTTAACTCTTTCTGAACTTGCTCTGCCTTGTCAATATTTACTCGCACACCGCGCGTCTTCATGTCTAACAGAACGGGTAACAGGCTCGACTCAAGATCAAAAATACCAGTGCACTCATCCGTAACAAGCTCACCGCGTAACCTATCCCAAAGACGTAAGGTCACTGCCGCGTCCTGTTCCGCATACCGCCCGACAAAGGTGGAGTCCAGCTTCCACATACCGCCCTTGGGGTCCACGCCATACATATCAGCCGCAGACCTCAACATCTTTTCATTCTTCCATTCGCCCAGATATTCACCAGACAAAGAGTTCAGATTGTAATAACGTCTGTTCTCATTCAGAAGTGGAGCAGCTATCATCGTGTCAATAATTTTGCCCTGCACTTCAATACCTGCCCAACGCAACCAGCCAAGATCATACATACAGTTGTGCATAACCTTTTCTATGTGTGGGGTAGCCAACTGCTTCTTCAACCAGTTGACAACTTTTTTCTCTGGCAGGTTACCCGACTCATGACGAACAGGAAAGTATCCAACAAAATCTCCAGCGGCGATAGCATATCCTATGACATACCCGTCACCACGACACCAGCCTGGGCCTAGTGTGGTTAGGTTTGGGTCTCTTGTTTCCAAGTCAATGGCTATTCTTTCACAGCCTGTCAGGTCTGGAAAGGTAGACGGTGGTAACCAGCTTTCGTTTTCTGGGTCAAACAAATCAACCTTCATCGTTTATAATCTCCCCGCCCAACGCGGCGTAGCCTATAATATCCACCCACGAATCATCCTTGCTAATGTCCTCTGCTAGACGTGCCAGCTTTAGACCCACCATGCAGGCAACAACTTCTTCAGGTGTTATCTCACGATCAAGAATGATACCCCATATCTTAGCAATACGCTCATGGTTCATCTTTGCCGGGCCATACTCCTTGGCCCTTGGACCGTTGATTAAACTTTCAGCAGTGTCTAGAAAATACTTTCTGTCCTTCATATTAAAAACCCATACTTTGATTGTGATTCGATAATGTGTAATGCTTTTTTAGCGCGAGTCAGCCCGACGTAGAACGTGCGAATCTCACCGTCCCGGTCTGCGCTTTCAACACAAGCTTTTGAGGAATCTAAAAGGAGAGCGACGTTATCCGCCTCGCCACCCTTGGCCTTGTGAATCGTCGATATCTTGATCCTCGGCTTGTCCGTCAGGATCTTCTCCCCCATACGTCTCACCGAACTGATATAAATCCGCTCCTTCTCCGCTACCTTTAGCACTTCGTGCCAAGGCTTCTGCTTCAAGTCGCTGATAGTAAAGTTCTCTTTTATGCTTTCGAGATCGTAAGGTACTTCGTTGTCGAGGGTGGCTAGGTTCTTCCTTCCAGATTTGGTCACGATATCCGACTTCAATAAGGTAGATAACGTCTTCAGTTCCGTCGCAGTAGTTGTCAAACCTTTGCATAATTTTAGCCAGACCTCTATTCCTGTTAGTACATTTGGAGAAATGGACCAACCAGAACCCTCACGCCAGAACAGATAGCCCTGTTCTTTAAGTTCTGTTGATATCTTGTTGGCAATGTAATTTGTTCTAGCAAGGATAAGCCACTCGCCTCTGGTTAGGTCCACCTCCATGATATCATGATGCCAGACCACATGACCAGCTTCTTGTACAGGTGACCAAACTTTTTTCTGCCTTATAACTACTTGTTTTATAAGAGAATCCGCAATGTTATACACGTTTCTGGGAAGACGATATGACTTGTCTAATACTATCTTATTGTTAGATGCGTTTAAGAAATCACGCACATCAACACCCATCCAAGAATAGATACACTGGTCATCATCACCCGCGAAATAGATACGCTTTGCTCTGGGCTTCAACACCTCATGAACCATACGCCACA